ATATTCATTTTTTAAGTAGTTGGGACTTGACAAAGGTTTAGCGGCATCGGGCTTGTTATTTCGATATCGATAGAAACGCCGGCGGTGAAATCATCGAAGCGCTCTTGGAAAAACTCGACAGAAGCTTGAGGTTGCGTGTTAAAGTTGTAATCGTTGTCCAGCTTCAACTTAGCCAAGACATCCAAGGCCACAAGTAGCTGATCCGATTGAACCTGCAAGCGGTTGCTTTTATCTTCGGTTAGCAAGTCGGCAAACAAAAGAATAAGGCGGTAGCGCATCGTCATGTTTGAGTATTGCGATGGCCTTACAACTGCCCAAAAAACAGGGTAAACTATTTCGCCCCCGTTATCGGTATAGTCATAAATATCACCCTCTCCGAACGTCCGAATCATCGGATGCTCTTCTTGGATTGCCTTTAGTTTTTCGATCAGATTTGAAAGTGTCATCTTGCTTGCTTAGGTACTGCTTGAGCTTCTTTTCGTTTTTCGAGTAAGCCATTTTTTAGAAAGGTTTCTTGTATCGATTGCCTTGGTATCTCTCCGAGTATGGGCGGTGATCTTCGTAATCCCCGCGGCCCAAGTTGATGGCTACCTTGTACTGATTGCTTACCGGTTGGATCGTGGTTACATCGCTGCCAGGATTCAAGTACTCAGGGTAATCCGTAGAGTTTGCGCACAAGTAATTAATCGCCCGCTCTGCGTACCATTCGGCGTATCCCTTGTAATACTGAGAAACGCTTTGCAACTCGGCAAAGGTGGGCTCGGTGATGTTCTCGCTCTTGCGCTTCACCACCCCCTTGTTTACAAACTTGTATTGCATCGCCATCGGTAATTCTCCCAAGACGTAGTTAAAGAGCGTATCGGTAAGGTAGCTATCAAGCAAAGTTTTGTAAACTGCGTTTCCTTGTTGGCCGATGGTACCCGCCACGATAAGGTCAAGAATTTTGTCGTACAAAGCCGTTCCCACGATGGGGTGGATGTACCTATCTTGCGTCATCTTAATGACTTGAGTGACGTTTTTAAGGTCAATATTTGCGGAGGCTACTGTGAAATCCTTAAAGGATTGCTCCGAGATCATTAATACGTTAGCGCTCATCGTGTTGTCTTTTCTACTACTACGTTTCTTCTCCACTCGTGTCGGCAAAATGGAGTTCTTCTTCCCGTGTTCGGGTTAGTGTACCACCCACCGCAAAGCTGAAATACAGAATAGCCTAGCTGGTTTGAAATATTTTGGATTTCTTCACGGGTGAAAAGCATGCTATTTCCTCCCTGATATAGCCTTTCGCATAGTGGACGGCTACCGCTTGCCGCTGCGGGTACGTTTGGTCTCTCCTCATAGGAATATAAAACCCTAAATGATGTCACCGGTTGCAGGCGTTTAATCGCAGCCTCTCCCGTTCTTGTGATTTTGCGGGTAACTAGACCCACGCGGCTGATATCTTCGGTCAATACGTTATCATCAATCAAGGTGTTAATCCTTCCGATCACGGAAGCTTCATCTATTCCGGTAGCCTTTGCGATTTGCGGGATAGTCACTCTTGGATCTGCTTGGATTTGGCTCAATATCTTTCTTTGAACCTCGTTTAATTGATACTCGGCAAATAATTCTTGCTTAACAAATTCATCCATTGAAGAGGAGAAAACCATGCGGTCGTTTTGGATAACTTTAAAGCGGTCGCGGCTGAATCCTTTGCCCTCAAATAGCGCAAGTATTTCATCGTCCTTTTTGGTGTGGGAGCAGGTCAAATGCATATGATCGCTTAGGCTTAATTCTAAGCCCGTCACGACGTCCACACCTTGAGCGGGTATACTTGCCTCACCTATGTTTTCGGGTGTTACTATCTCAGTCCTAACAGGCAACCCGATAAGCTGGCGCAATTCGTTCACGTCCATGCTCTCGACTACCTTGGTAGCAATCAAAGGAGATAAGCTATTCAAGGAGTTGATGATATCTTGAGAACCTGCAATCTCTTTCTTTTCAATTGCAGACAAACCAAGCTTCTCGCGAATTTCGTCTTGCGTCATGTTAGCCGAAATAATTGCCTCGCTAAATTCAAAGCTAATAGGCTCGGTAGGTTTTAACTCGAGCTTTGCCGTTACATCATTAAACTTGTAAAGGTAATTAATCGTTTCCTCTAGCGCTCTTTGCTTTGCGTTTACGTAGGTATTTTGGAATAGCTGATAAGCCTCTCTCATTTCACTACGCCCCCCGAGTTGGCCTTCGGTTTTTATACCGAATAAAAGGGGAGACGTGATTTTGTGACCGCTGAAAATCTCTTGCTGAACAGTCAAATTCAAAAGGTCAAAATGCTTGTCTAGCTCGGTCCCGCTAAGGTCAATAATTGAAGGCTCATTCTCCTTGCTATCATTGAAGGCAAGCATAAATTTGCCCGCGTTTTTAGATCCGCTGAATTTGTTTTGGAATTGCTTCTCGATGCGGTCCTCTTCCTCTTGGCTAACCTTGCCCCCGTTGAGGTTGATTAGCTTGCTTGAAAACATTCCATTGTTAATGGTGTTCAAGTGGTATTCACCGATTGAAATATCAAGCTCAATGTAGCTAATAGCACCGCGATAGTCGGGCAAAGAATAGGTATTTACGCCCGCGCGGTATTCTTTAAAGTAAAGTATTTGCGATCCCGTAGTATTGTTCGGGTCAAAAGCGGGGTAGGTTTCGAAGTCGGGACGTGGGTTAACGTTATCGTTCTTAATCCAATTGTCCGAAACGTAAAATTCAGTATTGTCTGCGTTGGTCCTTACCTTATAGTAGTCCACATGGTAAAGCTCAGCGATCTCTCCGGTGGCCTTTGTCCAAATCACCTGCAAGTAATACCCGCCAAAAATAGTAAGGTCCGTAACGAGTTTATTTGTTAGCTCATTCAAGGACTCTTCCTTTGTGTTGACCTTGTCGATCATGCCAAATACCTTGGCTTTCTCCATTTCATCCTCGGACTTTACTCCCCAGCCATTGCCACAAATGTAGTCTACCTTTCCGGTCACGATTGCGTTGTGCTTTGCTGAGTTGTTGTAAATCCTTAGCAAGTAATTCGGGTAATCGTTGCGCTCGCCATAGTAGATGTACTCCTTGCCCTTTACTTCTTTGTAAACGGGTAGCGGTACTTGGTCAAACTTTAAGAATTTTATCATGTTGTGGTGTAGGTTTTGAAGTCCCCGTTGTAGCCGTTATACCTTACCACTCCCGCCGTACTTAAATTAGGCGCGGTGAGTTCCATCTTTCCCGTGGCTATTACTTCGGCACCGCTTTCGGTTTGCGTTACGTAATACCTCCAAAAGCCGATAGTGCTTTCGTCAAAGTTTGCCTCGGTAATTGCGAAAACGGAAACGCGGTCTTTGTACTCGCTCGTATCCGTCAAGGTCAAGGTCACCTCTTCCTTTGTCACCTCATGCTCGAAAAGAAAAATATACACGTTTGACGTGGTTTCTCTCTTGTCCGTTAGCGTGATGTAGATCGAAGTATTTTCCCCTTGTGGTATTGCTATCATAATTAGAAATATAAAATCGGTATTCGTGTACACAAAAAAAACGCCCCCAAATCGGAGGCGCTTTCTCATCAAACCTATAAACCAAATATTTAGTCCAAAGGAGGAGTGCCGGTAAATAGTGGCGCAAGTTCCTTTTCGTTTCCGGTAAAGGTCAAAGTGTAGCCGTTACGATCACCGAAAGCGGTACCCGTAGCAGACCCACCACCCGTGATGTCAAGGCCGTTAGAAAAGCCAAGAACCCACATTTTATCATTGTTATCTTTTACGATTGCAACCAAGTTATTTTTAGCAAGAAGAAGAATCTCGTTGCGGGTGTTAACTTGCAATTTGTTCAAGATGATCTCAAGAGTTTGAGCGTAGAAAACAGTCCCGTTTTGTACGTTTGTATTTACTGCCTCCGCGAAATTGGAGCTTTCTTTAACGAGGTCATACTTCCAAAAGTATTTATCCGCGTCCATAGTTACGCCGGTGTAAGTACCTGCGGTCCCTGTCCAAGAAGCTACATCTTCAACGGCTGCGAAATATACTTCCTTTAAACCGCCGATTGAATCTTTGCAGTCTAGGGTGTATGATTGAGTAAGTGCGCAAGCCATATTTCTTTATTTTTTAGAGTGTATAAAAAGGGGAGAAGGCCAATCCTCTCCCCCCTAATTTATTTAAGGTGCAACGTACTTCTTCCAGAAGACAACTTCGTCAGGGAAGGCAAGTTGAACGCCCATCTTGAACTCAACAACAAATCTCATTTCGTCCGCCTCTTTTGCGTAGAACAATTCGAAACGATCTTGCTCGTTCAAAAGATCAGTACCTAGGTACATATTGCTCATGCTCAAACCTACTAGGTAATCCGTTCCGTTCAATCCGTTTACTCCGATCAACTTCACGTTTGTTCCAGGTACTACAAGCTCCATGTTTGCAGCGTCCACAGGGTAGTGGAAAAGGTTTTGGTTTCTCAAAGCGATTACGTACTCTCTGAAAGTATCGTTTCCGCAGAAGATAACCACATCGTCCTTGTCCAACAAAGCAGCAGGAAGGGCAGCGAATACCGCGTCAACCGCAGCGATAACTGTGGAAGTTGTCAAGGTAGTAACTTGAGCAGCGTTTCCGTTGATTGGGTCACCTGAACCACCAAAGCCAAGGGCGTTAATGATTGTACCGAAGCCCATGAACTTGTTCAACTGAGCATTCTCAGAAGCAGTATCACCTTGCCAAATTGCAGTCTCCAAAGCCGCGCCGATTCTTTCTACTTTTTGTGCAGAATACTCAGCGCCATAAGCCATGTAGTCATAGCTAGAACCTTCTCTCAAAGCCTTTTGAGTGTACTTCGCTTCGAAAGTCTTAGGGCAGATTGATTCTTGAATCTTGATTTTACCCACGGTGATAGTACGCTGCGTAATAGTAGTAGTTCCTGAGGAGTTAAATCCGCAAGTACCACCCGCTTGGAATACCGCATCGGTAGTCATTACGTTGATAGTTTCCGCAGATTTGATACCTACTTGAACGTTTCCTCTTGCTTCAATCAAAGAAGCAGTTTTTGCCGAGAAGATAGCAGCAGAAGTAAGCTGCAATTCGTTCTCCTTTACATAGTTAGTTAAACCGGATAGATCTAGTGCCATTGTTGTTTATTTTTTTAGTGATTGAAATGCTTTCTGAAGGCTATTATAGCGATCGTTTTTCTCTGTTTTTAATTGCTTTGCAAACTGATTAGGCGCGGTGATAGCCTTATCGCTTGGCTCTTTTGCTAGGGATTCGATTACCTGAGCGGATAGCTTAACGGCTTCCTTTACATCTTCGGCTTTCTCTTCCATTGCTTTTACCTTGGCAGAAAGTTCTTCAACCTTCTTTTCAAGTGCTCCCATTACCTCTTCAAACTTAGCCATTGCTTCGTCTTTCTTAGGCTCTTCCATTGGTACCTCTTCGGCTGCTTCGATTTCGATTTCTACTTTCGCCGCTTCGCCTTTTTTAACCTCGGCAATTTTACCCGCTTCGGTTACCACTACGATTTCACCTGTCACCAAGGTATGCTCTCCAATAGGTGCGGGGATACTTTCGCCATCTTCTCCGATCACATAGATTTCGGAGGTCTCAAGATCGTATGCCACCTTAGTGCCATCGACTAAAGCCCCTTCCACCAAAGCGAAAGCAGCCTTTGCTTCTTGCTCAGAAAATAGCAAGGATTTGATTTGTGTGAGTGCTTCTTTTGCGTTCATAACTTTAAATATTGATTTGTTTTTATTGTTCAATTTGGGCTAGTATTTTGAAAATCTCGGCCATCGTTTGCTCCTCCTTTGTCATCACGTCATTGGTCTTTTCATACTTGAATAAACCCTCAACGCTGAAGCCTTTAAAGGTGCCATCTTTTACCTTTTTCCATAGCCCCTCATTTTCTACTTTGAAGGAACCGAACCAAGAACCATTTGCAACGTCCTCAAATCCTTTCGGTGGATTGACTCCGCGCTCGCGGTCTATAATGTAGCTCTCAAACATGAATACCCCGTCGACCGGTTTGCCGTGCTCAATGTTGACCTTTGCTTGGTAGCCCTTTTTAAAGAACCTTTGCACAATCTTCTTGATTTGCTCGGCCGTAAACATGACATAATACTCGCCATCTTCATCCCTGCGGTAGATCGGTAAATCGGCAATCATTAAAGGACCGCTTACTATCTTTTGCTCTTCGTCTTGTACGGCAAAGGAAAGGTGCGCTTTGAAATCCTGTTGGTTCATCTTGCTTTCCGCCCATCTTAGCATCGGCTCACCACCCCAAAGTAAATACGAAATGGTCCCGCAAGCTTCGGTATCTTCGGGATTGTAATACTCGGCCGCTCTGCTTAAATAAGAGTAAGTTCTTTGGATTGTTTCCCTAGATAGGTTTTCTCCATTCATTATTTGGGTAGCCCTAACCTTACCGACTTGTGTCGCGCATTTATTACCTACGGCCTCATTCAAACGGATTCCCCTTTCTGCGTTATCCTTTGCGCTTTGTGGGTAGTCATTATAGGAGTCTTGAAATTCTTGGTCCGCAAATGCTAGAAAGTTGCGCTGAATTGCAGGGCTTTCAACCAAGGCAACAAAGTCAACTTCCTCCTCCCCATCGATATCGTCGGAGATTAGCATTTTATATAGTGGTAGTTTTTCCATCATGTCTTTAAGTATTAAAATCCTGCCCGTCGTTCAATATCCGCAAC